ATGAGGTATGAAGCACACCATCAACCACTACATAGTAACGTGTTTTACCACTAAGTCTATGTACTGGATAATCTTCTTCATCAAGATAAGGTTTAACCCAGTCATAGATGAAGCTTGTTGGTGATGGGTTTAATGTGCAGCGGATACCTTTGACAACATTGGCCATGGAGCGGTTACGTGATTTGAGAACGTCAAATTGGTATTGACTTCTAAATTGTGCTTCCTCAAAGTAAATCTTGGCAATCTCAGTACCATACCAAGAGTCAGCATCTTTATCGTTGGATAAGTATGCGAACGTTGTACGGGCACCAGATGGGAAGGTTATTGTTTTTTCTTGTTCGTTGATCTTAGCCATACCTTTGAACTTACCCTTTTCATCGGTAAGGTAAGGCAGATATAATCGTTTAGCTTCAGGCCATAAACCTTTTGTAATCTCTACTGTAGTTGTTCGGAAGAAAACCGAGAAGTAGAGTGGGTCGTGTATGCCTTGTAAGTTGTCAAGCATTGAGCCAAAGGTTTTTCCTCCGCCAGCTCCTCCTCCAAAAAATACAATACTTTCAGTAGCTTGCACGTACTCAAACTGTTTAGGTTGAAGTACAAACTCTGGAATGTGGGAGGTTTTTGATTGTTTTTTCTTTCTTGCCATGTCCGTACCTCCTTAATCAAACACTCTTAGTAAAAGTGCTTTGTTAAAAAGATTATTTAACTGTTAATATTCCCTCATTGTCATCAGAGAATTTCAGTGCTATCTTCAGGACCTCACCTATATCTTTCCAATAGTAAGTCTCAGTATAACCATCAAGCATTGAGTTTTTATCTATAAAGCTACCAGTGAATTTATACTTTATGGTATCTTCTAATTCTTTCGCTTGAGATGATGTTTTGAAGTGGAACATGTAGAGTATATCTATAGGGAGGGTACTCTTGAGGGTGAGTCTATTTAGTCTGTTTCTCATGGACACTGTTATCCCACACTTGATAGAATCTTCACCAACTTTCAGAATATAAAAATAACAGGGTTTGTATGCCTTATATCCCCCTGATGAACAATTAGAACATCCTTGTCCCCTAATCAATTTGTCTATGCTGATTAGGAATGTCTCACCGCAGTCACAATTTATAGCACCTTTGGTATGGTAGTTCTTATAGGTGAAGTTGTCATAATTATACTTATCACCATGAATCTCTTTGAGTCTAGGGAGGTAGTGTTCGACAGACCTTCTAGTGTGGCTTAGAGTGGATTGTAATGCACATGCTGGGCAGTTCCTCCCTGATGTATGTGCTGATGGGATTTGGTTGAACTGTAGCTTACACTTGTTGCAGGTTATAATAACAGACTTATGAGCCTGTACATAAACAACTTGAGAGTAATCATACTTATCCCCATGCATAGCAACAGCATCTCTAATAAACTCTTCTCTTGTTTTTCTTCGTGCCATAATAATAAAATCCTATAAAATAAATACCCACTGCTTCGCAGGGGTGTCACATTACCCACAGAGAGTATTTATCTTATACGATCTCTGCAACTTATTTTCTAATCAAACTAGAAGGGCGCTGCGAAACGCCCCCTTAAACATCATAGCCAATATAGGCTAAATTAACTAAATTAGCCGTTTATAGCTACTTAACTTTCTTAACTGTTTTCTTCTTAGCCTTAGCTACTGGCTTCTCTATCACAATATCTACTGGAACTTCATCAATAGACTTATCAACTGTAACTTCAATATCAGCAACCTTGTCAAGAGCTTTATCCTTGACAGTACTCTCTTTAAGAAACTCAGCACTATAAAAGCGCTTGTGCTTCGTATTAATATTCTTAGACTCAATACGTGTACCAATGGCTTCAATCTCTTCCACTGTAACACTATCCATCTTAGCAATGATATCTTGCACCAACTCAAATGTTGATGGATACATCTTATTCTCACCAGCTACAACACACCATTCATTAATAATGTCAGCTCTTTTTCCGCTAGCCTCTCCCCAGTGTGATCCTAACAACCCATCAGTGTGTGCTTGCTTAATTCGTAATAGGAATGCAAGGAATCCCTTAGTTGTGTCATTATAAATATTCAATCTGTAGACTCCTAAATGTTAATGTAATAATAAAGAATGCACCTTACATGATGCTATAATAGAAATAAAAATGCACACTCAACATAACAAAGAAACCACCTAAACAGAGGAGGAGGAGTTTAGATGATTTCCGAGGAGGGACGTCCATAAATGAACGTGTTATGTGAGTGTGCTGGAGGAAGTGTTACAAGGGTAAGACGAGGATGTATACGTCTGGAGTGTACTTTTAAACGTCAGTTGGCATATCCAGTTATGTTATCCAACTCATTGTATAATTAGTTGCCATTCTTATTTAAGGTCACATGGCTATGACACGTAGCTTCGGGAGAAGCAATCTTAATAAATACCCCGCCTAATGCTTTTTCTGATTACTCAGGATTAGCTAGTCCGAGGATTTTAGTGTCACGTTAACACCTTTCGTAGTGACGTTGCCGTCAAGTCTATTTCTAGCTGCACTTAAGGTAGCAAATCACCTTCTCCAGATTACCTTTTTATACGCTTTACGCAGTCGCCTCACATAACATCATATGTTGCGGGTGTGTGGGTATTTTCAATCTGACTAATCCACATCTTACATTTCAAACCATGCCAATGAAGTGCTTTATGCTTAGACTACCTTAAACCATTGGCAAGTATACAGTAGAATTAAAGCTCAGACCAAGTAATTAAAACCATTTCCAGCATCGCGCTTGCCCTTATTACAGGGAGGGAACCCAACCTATTCACATAGGGACTCGTCAGGGTTATTGTCTTACGGTTTATACAAGACGACTTCACTAATCTAGTTAGGAGAGGGACTTCTTGTTACCTACAAGATACAACGTCTTGAGTTTATACACATCAGAAGTGTTTGGTTTAAAGGGATTCAATGTGACCAACCACATTCTCAACCATCACCCTAATAGGGACTGTCCGTTGATTTAACAACTTACTTGGATGTTACAGTCATCACTTCCTAAGACTTAATATAAAAGGTAGTACGCTCTCTACCGACTAATTCGCATCAGCATGGGAAGTCAACCCTCAACGTTATTTGTTTTATTATATTCAGATGGTCACAGCAGGAGTCGAACCCACATTAGTCCAGCACTTTATCAGTGTGCCACTATGCAACCAAATTGGTATTCCATGTAGGACTCGAACCTACAACCTAGGCGATAGAAGCACCTTGCTCTATCCAGTTGAGCTAATGGAACCTTTCTGGTATGGTGTGCAGTGGACTCGAACCACTTGTACGTATGTAGGTATTAACCCCGCCATAATCCTAAACACACCAAATTCTTTACAAATCTTTTAACTTTTCAAAACTACTCTTGGAAGCAGCCTTCTTCAATTCTTCTAATTGTTGCTTAGAAAGCTGCTTCTTTTCCTTTACCTTGAGGATGACTTTAGCATCTTCTCTTGATGTTGCCATGTTGGTATCCTTAACTATGGGCCTGTGAACTCGCCTGTATCATCTGGCCCAGTATAATCACCAGAACCAATAAAACCGTCTTTAATAACCATAACAACCTCCTTAATCAATCTTCCCCCACAGCCTTAGTGAATGTCTTAAACACCACCTTATCACTGTAATCTTCTTTATCGTCATCATCCCAATCGCTCTCTTCGTTCGCTTTTGCCTTAGTCTTGGCTATCTCAGCAGTAAGCTCATTCTTTTCCTGATTGATGATAAACTTAATATGTTCTCCAGCAATAAACATAGAAGCTCGTAGTGTTGTATTCAAATCCCCTTTCTTGTAGGACTGTCTCATCACCTTAGCTGCCATCTCTAATGCTTCAACTCCATTCCCTCGAAGGAATGTCACTAAACTCTGTTTAGATAGTTTAGATTTAGAATTCTTTTTCTTACCTTTAGCATTACCAGAAAACCCTTTTAAGTAAGTCCCTTTTAAGTTACGGTTGGGATACTCTGGGTTGGGTGTACGTTTCAAGTAGTCTTCATGTTCGTCTGAACCTATCTCGTACATACCATCTGGGTTATAAATATCAAATGTTGTTTCGTCAGTCATTTAAATACCTCTATTATAACAGGGCTTAAATAACCCTTGACTTTTATAAAGTCTAATGTTCTTAATTACTACGTGCTGTAAGTATAACATATAAAACGTTATCTGTCAATAGCTAAATGTGCTGATTTAATAATATTTATCAATCAAAATATGAATAATAAAAGTTACCAGATGGTCGTTCAGATAATGGTGCTGTCATACCCTGTGTGGAGTATTCAACATGACCTGTCTCATAATACATACCTTCCCATTCTGGATTATATGGAATGTTACATGTATTACATAACCCAACTAACTGTTTGTTCTCGTATTCAGCAAATGCTTCACTATCTGAGAGATGCCGATTACAGCATTTACATCTAAACATAATCTATCCTATTCTTGTCTGTTATTGTTATTATAAAGCTATTATACACTAGGTTCTTGATTCTGTCAAGCAGTATATTAGATTTATTTAATGTTGTTTGTATATAGTCAATTAAGTTAATAATTATATATTCCTTTAGGAACTCCTGTATCGCTCTCTAAGCCATTTAAACTAATTAATGGTTACACTTTCATACATGATGGTGTGTTAATGTCTTAGAGAGCTTCCTAGGAGCTTGTGGCTATGTTATTTCTTATTATCCAAACCTACAATACTAACTACACTAATATAACTCTCTTGGTTCAATGTCACAACCACACCACTAACTTTACACACATATGCTCTCCGTGTCAAACCCATAATGATTAATATTATAATCATTGGATAAAAGATTAACAACCAACCAAACCACCACCAAATACTAGCAAAATGGTTTGTCATTGAGATAAACTCAAATGTTGTGTCCTGTGTGATATGTAACTGTTGTCCACATAATGATTTAATTAGCATATTATTTCTCCTCTACATAGCAATTAAAATTAGTTCCCAATCTAAAAGCCCATCCATCTTTCATAAGTTTGTGTAGCTCCCCATGATGCTTACGCTTTACAATGAATGAATCATGTATACACAATACAGGGATATCCTGACGAATGCAAGCTTTCATTATAAATTCTGCAATGTCACTATCCACACGTTGTAACTTAACCCCAGTATCAGTGAAGAAGTATTTAGCTATCTCCGCATTATTGTCTGCTAAGTTGGAATATAACATCTTAGGTTCAAACTCAAGTATCCCATAATACTTCTGGTCTTCAATGTTCTTCAACCCATCATCTTCAAACTTATGTTTAAGTGCAGCGTAAGCTTGTCTCTTGCTCTTACAGTTGATTGCACACATCAATGCGAGCTTGGCTAGATTACGTATTGGGTTGTGTGTTGGATTGACAGTAAGTTTATAGGCATCCAGAGCTTCTATATCAATTGCCATGACACTATAATCCAATCTGTAAGGGTCGAATCCTTTAGTCCAGATAACTCCGTTAGACTCAGCTAGGATTGCTGGATGCATACTCTTGTAATCTAATTCAACTGTTGCTTCACTATCAATCAGAATACCTTTACGCTTATAAGCCTCTACAGTCTGCACACTAAGGCCAGTGTAATAATATCTCCCACCACAATCTAAAGACTCTCTGATGAACTTACGCACCATATGAATAGGGAATGGTAAGTATTCCACCAACACTTCATGGTCAGCCATAAGTGTATTGTATTCAGTAACCCATTCTCTCATTATAGTAAGCTCCTTAGTACTCTTAAATGACATATTATTTTTACTGTTATCTTTTATCTCTATCACACTACTCTTTATCGGTATATTCTTCGGGAGCTTAATATCAAAACACTCTATCCACTCTACACCAGAGTCAGTCAAGATGAAGTAGCTATTAGTCTTATCCCTTCCCATCATCCCGCCAATAGATATTGATATGAAACCCTCAGCCTCCAGCATCTTTAGAATGTTTATCACACCAGTGTACCCCACACCACTCTTAACAGCAACACCATTCACTGTAACACTACCAATGTATTTAGACGGGTGATAAGAGAAATAACAACCATCCATCTTATACTTGAATGCTCTTATGAGAGTAAAGGAAACAGCATCTATAGCATCTTGTGCTTTAGAGATGTTCTTAACACCATACATTTCTTTGTATCTTATCTCTATCTCTTGTCTTAATTTGAAGATGTACTTTGGTTTATAATATACTCTTCTTAACCACTCCATCTTCAGTGTATCTTCTTCTCCCATATCACCTCCTTAATGATACATAATTATATGTGTATTTAACTATAAAGACTCAATAGAATTATTTAAGTAAATTACCCTATTATATACACTAGTGTATGTCTCAGAACTTATTTATGCTCTACAGCCCTTGGTATGACTGAATAGTTTAATGAATTCTCAGCTTTGAGTTTTACATATTCACAGATACCAAAATAGCCCCATAAATGAACCAAATTAAAGCAGTCAATTCACAGTAATTCTTAATCAGTTTACTACTAGTCACACCACCAATAATTATGCATCCAACACACACTAATGTAAACCATTCTGACAATAACCATCTACCATACTCATACATGAATTCCTCCATATGTTATCTCCTCTCTTATATTTATATACATCTCTATTGTTAATCGGTAGAGATACCATAACACAACATATTTAATATGTCAAAGAATAAATGTGTTGACATGTAGAATTGGTGTGGTAAGATGGGGGTCAGTTAATTAAATGAGGAGAAGATAAATGAATTTAGTAACAGTGAGTGTAGTTGAGATATTAAGTAAACCCTATCAGTCTGAGTCAGGACGATATTGGTTTGTGGATTGTACAGTAGATTATTGTGGAGGTAAAAGCTTTAAGCAGAAGTCTTTTATGTCAGAGGATAAAGCTAATGCATTAGAAGTGGGAGATAGTTGGGATGAATAAATACACAACAATCACTCATACTCTCTCTAACGAGCAACTTGTCTCACTACTACCAAAGTTACTCATGACAATAGAAAACCTCTCTACGGAGCTTTCAGAGGCCATACTAGAGGTGAATAGTGAGAGGATGAAATACAATAGACGTAGAAGTGATAAAGATGTTAGAATGTTGGATTATAGTAGTGTGGTGGATGCACAAATATTATTAGCTGAGATAATGGAGGAAGGGGAATGAGTAGTTTAAAAGGATGGGTAATTAATGAGAAGCCAACACACTGTTGCTTTAAGGAAAGTATATTAGACTCAGAGGGAGGACATGTGTGTGAGCTATGGTCAGAACATGCAAACTTAATTGTAATGGCACCAGATATGAAAGAGCTTCTAATTGAGTTACAAGGGTTCTTATGTAATCGAGATAACACACCAAATGATTTGTTATGCAAGATTGAGGATGTGCTTGATATGACTGAACCATTTGTAATGGAGAAGGTGATGAGGTCACAAGAAACAGAGGAAACGTGGACAGACGAGGATTATAAGAGTTTTGGATTTACGGTGACGAAGGAGAATAATAATGAGTAACATTACAAAATCAATACTAAAGACAGCAGATGGTTTACACAATGCTGGCATCATGTCAGATGAAACACATGGTAAGTTTAAAGAATATGATTCACACAGTATCAAAGTATTGAGTGATGTGGACAAGGAAGATTTCCCTTGGTATATGGCACAGATACTAGCAGACAAATATATCCGTCCATATGAGGCTATACAACGTGCTATGGAAGTCTGTAGTCTTACTGGGACAGATATTAGCTATTTTGAAGAACGTTATCTGAAGGGGGATAGAAGCATCCCTGAGAATGAAACATATTCATTAGCTTATATGGAAATATTGTTACAAGAACGCGATAAGTCTTGGATATCTAAATAGGAGAAAATAATGGAATTAATATCGTTTGCAGTATTTCTTATATTATGTACTATATTTATCATAATATTTGCAGATTGGGACAATAGGCCTCAATTTATAGCTGTAGTATTGTTTGTACTATTCTTCTGTTATGGAGTTGATGGTGAGTCTGAGGATGTTAACCACACAACAGTAGTAGAAGAACGAGAACTGGTATCTGTAGCCCCACCACAACAAGATATAAACGGAAGCATATCAGGAAACTTCTTATTCTTTAGTGGGACAATTGGACAGGATACATTCTACTTATTACGTGAGCGTGTAAGTGAGAATACATACTTAGATTTTAAGGTGGTTAATGGTGCTTACATTGTTGAGGATGATAAACTAAAAGATACAGGAAGATTTGCTCAGGAGTTTACCTGTTATGAGGAACATGCAACATATAGAGTGTTATGGTGGAATGTTATAGATATGAAGGTTGACCGTTGTGACTTAGTGAAGCAGAGTATTGTTGTGCCGAAAGGGACAGTGATTAAGAATATGAGTGGGATTTAATAGGAGAATTAAATGGATATCAAAATAATAGATGAATCTGAATTCTGGTATGCAATTGGAGCTGCTGCTGGTAAGACAGGCTATTCTGAATACTTAATGAACAAGAGAATTGAATATCACTATTTATCTTGGGCAGACTTCTGGGATGAGTTTATTGGTAGGAAGCCATATAAGCCACAATAATATCAAACACAACAATTGATGTAGATATATTGATAAAACCTCACCACGGTCTTCCTAGGAGGTTTGAGAGGGGGTTTTTGATTAGTATGTTTAATGTCAGAAGTATTTAGGCATGAAAAAGCCCTCACACAATTAAGTGGAGGGCTTTTTGTTTATTTAATTTAAACCAGTTTAAATTAAATATGTTGGATGTCATATTATATTAACTAAACTGTATTTCAATTGCTGAAAGATAACTTTTTGAGCTACCTGACGCAATAACTCCATTAATCACAATCTTATTATCTACGGCAGGTACATTGCTAAATGTAGCTAAACCACAAGGCACTAACGCAGCGTTGACTTGTTTGGTTTCACCGTTAGCTGTCCAGTCTGTTTTACTTACTGCATCGGATATATTACTAGAAGCGGCAACTATGACGGTGGCATTTGGTAAGGCTATGTCATATATATTGCCAACAGTAATTTTCATACCTGCGTAAGTAGCGTCGTGGCTAAAGTTACCAATCAAAGCCTTGTTGTTTAAGTAACTTGAAGATGTGTTACCTGAGTTACCACTGCCACCAGTGGCGTTAAATGTCTGATGCCCCTCTACTGCTACGTACAACCAAGGTATTGGCACCCCAGTATCAGCGTCAACAACACAAGCCGAGAATGCTTTAGCTGGGATGGCTACAGTTGCCCCGACCGATGTTGCTAATCTTGAAACATTATCAGCAGTACGCCAGTTATCTTGTGTACTGCCACCCCAAGCGATCGCTACTCTACGGCCTGTAAGCGATGTCGAAGGCAACTTGCCTAGCATCTTAGCCATAAATGCACCAGATGCTTGAAGTAGGAAGTCCCTTGACTATTACTTACTTCATCAAACTGATTACCGTCAAACCCCATTAATTTATATGTACCAGCAGAAGGTGTTACTTGTGCCCCGCTACCATCTAAGAATTTTATATAAGATAGTTCTGCATAGGTGAATGTCTCAGGCATACCCACCGTCAAATACTCATCATCTGAAATAGAACCACTTACTAAGAAGTCAGTTCCAATTGAAACATCAGAGTTAACAGAGTCTACGACTTCATTCATTTTACTAATAACCTCATAATTTAGCAGGTAATCAGTTGTCCACTTTATTTTTTCAATCATAAGTATAATCTTCTATATGTTATCCCAGTAAAAGTCACCAGCACCATCAGATTTAGTTATCTGTCCAGCCTCACCAGTGTAACCAAACTTATCAATCAATCCAGCTTGCTCAACAAACAGCGTAATATTTAAATCCTTGTTAACATCCCTTTGCCTTAGAAAAACAGCACCAGCAGTCTGATATCTAACAACTGGAGTTTCACCTAGAGCGTCCCATGTTGCGCCATCACTCGATATGTTAATAGCAACTTTATAAGCGTTAACTGGAATTGTCACCGTTCTAAACGCCTGCCCTGAAAGTGTGGGCAGGTTCACATAGCTTATGTATGCCCCAGCAGCCGTATAAAATAATACGTTTCTTGAATTTCCGCTGTGTACTATTTCCAATATAAAGTTAGGATCTACATCAATAATAGATGTTGATCTTACGGCTGCATTAGCAATAAAAGACCCGTTACCTGTACTATAAGACCCATTCAAGACAGAAAGTGCAAGATTACCGCTTGGCGGTGGAGTTTTCACATCTTCTGGTAGTAGAAGCAAATCGCGGATACCTGTAGGAAGTATTTTATTGAAAATATAGTTTATTACACGCATCGTCCCGTACTTATTAGGGTGAGTGTCGTCAGTGTAATATTCTGGATCTCCGTGTACTGGTATTGTCGCATCGTCAACATTCAATATAGGATATCCAGTTTCAGCAGCTACCTGAGCGTAAGCGTCATGTAAGTTCTGACGCTGACCAGCCCCCCTAACAGGTTGACATAATATAATGGTTACATCTGGCTTACTTGCAATTATAGCATTTAGACTGTTTTTTATTAGAGTTACCAATCCCGCTTGAGTTTCTAGACCTGAGTCATTGATACCCATTGAAAATTCAATTAAGCATTTACTACCCGTACCAGAGATGGCGGCGATAGTAGTAGCCACGCTAACGGTTCGAGTTCCAGCTATATATTCTGACATTTTTATGCCAGAAAGCGCCTGATCTACATAAGCCATGTTTACCTGAGGGCAGACAACGCCATAATAATAAGGAGCCTCATTAAACAGGTTATTTCTAGTGCTGTCGCCAACGACAACATACTGAAACCCAGTTTCAGTTTTAGCATTGTAAAAAACATCATTTATCTCAGGAGATATCCCCCCTGCTACACCAGATGTATCCCCACCTTCAGACACTAAGGTATTCACAGCAGACCCCAACTGGTTAATCTTCTCAATAGCATTGATGTTGAATAAGAAATCAGTGGTATACTCGATTGGTGCAATTGCCATTTTATTTTCCTTTATATATTGTGTTAAACCTACATTGTATGCCTACAAATGTTATTTAACTAAATTATTAAAACTAAATATATTTAATTCTATGAACGTAAGTTCATGCTAGTATTATACCATATATACAGGAAAAGTCAATTTATATTAAAATAAATACTTGACGTGTAATCTAAAATATGATATGAGAATGGTTTTCAGATATGAAAAAGCCCTCACACAATTAAGTGGAGGGCTTTTGTTTATACGTTAATCAGTTCATTATATTCACAATGTACAACCACGCTGTTTGTGTCGTGTCTAAAGATATCAAAGTCAAAAACCAATGGCGCAAAGTAAGTACCACCGTAAGCAGACAATATCACCCTAGCTTTAGTGTTACTTGCCCCGCTAAATGATAAAGCATCAAGGCTTCCTAGGAGCTTACAGAGGGTGTTTTGAAGATAGTTTTAGATGGCCTTACACTTTTAGAAGTAAAAAGTTAAATTTTAGACATGAAAAAGCCCTCCCAGTTAATTCTGAGGAGGGCTTTTGTTTATTTAGATATTACATCTTACACCGACACGTTTAATTTGTTTAATATTCATTGTTAATACCATTAGTATATAACCACCCAACTAAATCGAAACGTTGTGTCTTGCAGCGTCATATTTGGTATGTCGTAAAACCTAACATTGAAACCTGTAGTATCTTTATTGTACACCGTGTATACGTTATCGTCGTCGCTGATGCACTCAATTATCACATTAGAATTAATTAGAGGAGTTGCTACCAAAGAGTAAATTCGATACTCACCTGTACCAACCTTACTAACTGAATAGCTACCAATAATCCCTGATAGCTTACCGCCTGTAGTTGAAATAGTGCCAGCAGCCGCCACTCTCATTACGTTAGTTGCGTAAGTCTTTTTACTTGCGAGCTGATTTTGGATTCCTGAAGAAACACCATCTAAGTAGGAAAGCTCGGTATCGGTTATGTTAGACAATGGCACAGCTTTTCCGCTGGAATTAGATATAAGCACGCAATTCTTGTCAGCAAATACAGTATTAGTATTAGCACTGAATGCACCTGTTGAAAATTTACCGCTTATATAAGTCCAAAAGCGCGACATCAGCACTTGCATCATACCACCCGTGGCGCTGTTAAGAATTATCCTGTCAGCATCTACGATAGTGGTGATGGTGGCTGGACTATCTCTATCTAGCGTGCCAAGTTCATTCAAGGTTATGTTTGAGGCTACTAGGGAACCTGTGGGGCTGAACACGGCGACAGTGTTTGCAGTGCCACTAGGTACGCTGTACTTAGTCCAAGTGTTTGTTCCAACCCCTTCAATGAATGGAATTGGTGATGTATTACCATCAATAATCGAGTTAGCT